AATAGTCTAAGAGCAATAAAAAGGTTCGTTGAAAAATTATGGAATGATGGCGTGTTATTACGAAAAGTTAATGAAAAAAAGACAGAGTTTGACATATACAAATATTTAAGAGTATATGATGTTATAGGTAAGGTGCCACCTATGTGTAGTAATTAAATAAATCAATGATCAACCATAAGTTTATAGATTATAACGGAAACAAATACTTAATTAAACGTATTATAAAAGAGTCAAGTCTTAAACAAGATTTCGATCAGAAAACTCTTAAAGAATGGACTATGTCCGATACATTATTACGTAAAGATGGTAAGTTTTATTGTTGTGAAACTCTTAAAGATGCTGAAATTATCTCATGGGACAATCAAACAGCTAATGTCCAATATAAATCTTAGATTGCTAATGCAAATACTATAACCATTATAGTAATATAAAGGATGCTAGATATGTCTTTTTTCTCTTTCATATTCATATATAAATAGATTTTTGCATGTTCAAACATATTATATAAGTATTAAGTAAAGATTAAGTAAAGATTAATTCAACATTTCCGGTAAAAGATTTGCCTATTTGAATTATTTTTCTTATCTTTATATATAAATAAAAAAGAAGATATGAAGAAAAACCTAGAAAAACTCCAAGATTTTGTAAATAAAATGAAAAATACCAGTTCTCTCAATGAGAAAAAGGTTATTATTGGGTCTATTCAGAACGATGAGTTCATTAAAAAGGCTTTAAATTATGCCTTAGACCCATATAAAAAGTATTATTTGACCAGTAAAAATTGTAAAAAGAATGCCGATCTATGTGATATGAATTCAATTTATGATGATATATTTGGTTTATTAGATGATTTGAATGGTAGAGTATATACCGGCCATGATGCGATTGCAATGGTAAATGGTTATATCAGTCAAAATAAACAATTTGAAGATTTAATCTTCTCTATAATAGATAGAAATTTAGAAATTAGAGCTTCAGAATCAGTTATCAATAAAGTCATTCCAAATTTGATTCCAACTTTTGATGTTGCATTAGCAAATAAATTTGATCCTAAACGAGTTGATTGGAATGATATATGGTTAGCATCTAGAAAGTTAGATGGTGTAAGATGTTTAACAATTGTTGATTATCAAGGTAATGTAAAATCTTATTCTAGAGTAGGCAATGAGTTTGAAACATTACAAGTAGTTAAAGATGCCATTAAGAAATTAGGAGTAGTAGGAGTTGTATTTGATGGTGAGATTTGTTTGATGGATGAAAATGGTAATGAAGATTTTCAAGGTATCATGAAACAAATTAAAAGAAAGAATCATACAATTACTAATCCTAAATATGTGATGTTTGATTATTTAACCTTGAATGAATTTAATGCAAAAGAAAGTGAAGCAACATTAACAATGAGAATTGCTAGATTTGGAAAACATATTTTGCATCTAGAAAATAATTCATGTTTAAGTGTTCTAGAACAACATGTTGTTTCAGGAGATGACCATTTTGCAAAATTAAAAGCAGATGCAGAGAAAGATGGACATGAAGGAGTTATGTTAAGAAAAAATGTTGGGTATGAAGGTAAGAGGTCTCAAAACTTATTGAAGGTTAAAAAATTCTTTGATGCAGAATATGTAGTACAAAGTATCGACTTCGAAGATCATAGAGTTATTAGAGAAGGTAAAGAAGTTGTTATTCCGATGATGGCGCAAGCATATATTAATCATAAAGGATATGAGGTAGCAGTTGGGTCTGGATGGAATCAAGAACAAAGAATTAAATATAATGCCAATCCAACTTTAATTATTGGAAAAGAAATTACCGTTCAATATTTTGAAGAGACTAAGAATCAAAAAGGAGAATTGAGTTTAAGATTTCCTACCGTTAAGCATGTGTTTGAAAATGGCAGAAATGTTTAGGAATTATGAAATAAATTTATTATATTAATATATGAAAGAAAATGTAAGATTAGGTTATGCATGTGTAAACATGACATTAACAGGCCGGCCAAAAAAGGCAGGTGGTAGAGTAACAACGTCAAGGACTGCTAGAAAAGCAACTTGGCAAAATGGATCTGATGATCCTAAGGATTGGGATTTGCATTTGTTAGGTGAACGTACGTTACTTAATGCAAATGACTTGTTACATTATCTACAATGGAATAATGACCATAATATAAAATTGTTTCGTTTAGGTTCTGAATTATTTCCTTGGCATGATCAATATGAATTGCATCAACTGCCGCAGTTCAATGATATAGCAAAAAAGTTATTAGAATGTGGTAATTATGCACGTGAGAATGGTATTCGTATTACAACCCATCCTGGTCCGTTCAATGTATTAGGTTCTCCTAAATTAGATGTTGTTGAACGTACGATTATAAGTCTAGAACGACATTCAGAAACATTTGACCTTATGGGGTTTGAGCCATCATTTGATAACAAGATCAATATTCATGTTGGCGGCTCATATGGCGGTGATTTTGTAGGCACATCAAAAAGATGGATTGCAGGTTGGCATAGATTATCTGATAATTGTAAGAAACGATTAGTATTAGAAAATGATGATAAGCCTAGTATGTGGTCGACAAAAATGTTATATGAATATTTTTATAAAGAAATAGGTATCCCGATAACATTTGATTATCATCATCATACATTCCACCCAGATGAGTTGTCGGAGGAACAAGCATTAAAATTAGCCGCATCTACATGGCCTGAAGGTGTTAGACAATGTACACATTATTCAGAAAGTAGAGCAAGAGAATTTCAAGACCCTACGATTAGAGCACAAGCTCATTCAGATTATATACGTGATGAAATTAAAACGTACGGGCTAGATATTGATATTGTAATAGAAGCTAAAGCCAAAGAGTTGGCACTTTTAGAATATCGCAATATTTATGCGTATAAAAATAATAATAAAAAAGAAGTTTTACTATGAAAGACAAGGACAATGTATTAAGATTATTAGATGAAGTTGATAATATGATTATGATCATGAATCAATCAATTGAAAGAAAAATGCCATTAGACCCAATGGACGTAAGAAATCGATTTGCAAATATACGTCAAAAACTAGCTACGATTACAGATAGAGTGTCGGGGAGTTAAAATGAAAAAGAAACTTTTTCCAATAGTAATAGGATTGGCAGCATTGTCAGTATCTGGTAGTGCAGCATTTTATTCTGTATTCGGATTAAGTAAGTTATTTGCGGGCGCTAGTTTGCAAGTAATAATAATGGCAGGTTCTTTAGAATTTGCTAAGTTAGTAGTTGCATCTTTATTATACCAGTATTGGGATACAATAAATAAAGCATTAAGATTGTATTTATCTATTGCTACACTAATACTTATGATTATAACATCGGGAGGTATTTATGGATTTCTATCTGGAGCATATCAATCAACCGCAACTCAATCAGAGTTACTCGATAAATCATTGGCAATATTACAACAGAAACAAATTAGGTTTGAAGAGAATAAACAAGATCTTAAATATGAAAAGGAAGGCTTAACAAAGTCTATATCTGATTTAAGGATATCTCTTTCAAATCCTGCACAAGTTCAATATATTGATAAAGAAAGTGGACAATTAATAACAACAACGTCGTCGTCTAGTAGAAGGGCACTGCAAGATGAGTTAGCCAGAACATTAGGTGATCGAAATATTGTAAATGATAAGTTAGCAGCAATCGAAGATTCTATAACTAAAACAGATATAAGTATTCTTGATAAACAAATAGATAATGAGGATCAAAGGGAATTAGGCCCACTTAAATATTTAGCAGAAACTACAGGCCAGGATATGAATACTGTTGTTAATTGGTTCTTATTACTTATTATATTTGTGTTCGATCCATTAGCAATTGCATTAGTTGTAGCAGCAAATATGGCATTTGCGCAGATCAAATCAAAAGAGCATGTCATAAAGGAATTGTATACAGATGAAGATGAGAAAAGAATAAATGTAATAGGTCAAAATGGAAATGATGGATTACATTATGATCAAGAAGAAATGATAAAAAAGAATGAACAGATACTAGCAACCGTTAGTACTAAAGAAAAGTCGTTTGATGATCTTAAGAATCGTATAAAAGGAAGTCAAGATGAGTTACAAAAGAAAACAAAAGAAGATATTTACAAAGAAAGGCCTGTAGCAAAACGAGAACCAGGCAAAAAAAGTTATTGGTAACCAAATAAATTAAATATGGCAAAGAAAAAAGTTTTACATTCGTTTAGAACAAGAAAAAAAGGTAATAAGACATTTATGATATGTAGGAATAGTGTTCCGGAACAATCATATTGGGCATGGCAATTCTTAGGAGATAAGCCTAGATGTAACGAATGGTCAGAAGTTAATCATGATACAACAGCAGTATTATGTTATAAGTGTGTATCTAAAACAGTAGGCCCGCCGGAAATGAAAGGTGGTTATGTATCAAAGGGTAGACCTAGAGGTTGGCAGTTTATGAAAGAGTTTGTAGATCCACAAGGTAATGTATTTCATAAAGGAAAGGAGCAGCCTAATCTAAAAGGAACTATAGAACCGACTAAGGTTGATCGATCACCTAAAAAGAAATTATCTAAACTAGAAAAAAGTGAGTTACGAGATAAGATAAATGAACAAATGGCTTTAGTAAGAGGGCAATTAAAGAAGGCTAAATTCAAAAAGGATATTAAGTCGGGCAATTCTCAAATGAAGAAGTTAGAGAGACAGTTGAAAAAGATACGATAATCTTTTGACGTACGATATTTTTTTATTATATTAAGTATAAATAAAAAAAAGATATGAGTATATACGAAGAACAAGATCCTAAAGAGCCTTTAATTGTTGAAGAACCACAAGGCAAGTTATATGAAGCATTACATAATCAGTTAGGAACATTATTAGATTATGAAGACTCTGTAATCTTTATTAATGATGAAATCAATGATACAACATTAACAGATTTCATCATTCGAATGAGGAGTTTATTACAACATAGAAAAGACAAAACATCACCAGTTAATTTAATGATTAACAGTCCGGGCGGAGATGTATATGAAATGTTTGGTATTATTGATTATATAGAATCTTTAGATGTTAAAGTAAATACTATATGTAGAGGTAGAGCCATGAGTGCTGCAGCAGTTATATTAGCATGTGGTACTGGTAATAGAATGATGAGTAAACGTTCAACGGTAATGTTTCATCAATCATCTAGTTTTATGGGAGGTAAAATGAGCGATATAACAGCTTATCTAGATAATGTTAAAAATCTAGAAACTCTTATATATGGTATGTTAGCAGAAAAAACAAAGAAAGAGGCAGATTGGTGGAGAGAAAGAATGAGAAATGATATGTTTCTTACAGCAGAAGAATTATTAGAAATTGGAGTAATAGACCAAATAATATAAAATAGAAATTATGAAATTAACAGCAGAACAAATAGTACAAAATTGGAATGACCTAATAAAAGTTATTGATGATAACTTTGAAGGTGAAAGAAAGGATAAACTAAAAGCAATGTATATGGATCTTGAAGAAAGGATGTGTATGCAACCTGCTTCTAGTTTCGATCATTATCATAATGCATTTGAAGGTGGATATGTAGACCATGTATTGCGAGTAGTTAAATGTGCTAAACAAGTATATATGTTATGGAAAGGAATGGGATCTGATTGTGATGGATATACAATGGAAGAGTTGATCTTTGTTGCATTAAATCATGATATAGGTAAAATGGGATTTCCGGGAGAAGGTAATGAAATATACATTCCTAATGATTCTGAATGGCATAGAAAGAATCAAGGAAAGATGTATAAAATCAATCCTAACAATGATTTTAGCCTCGTAAATGACCTATCAATATATTTGTTGCAACATTATAATATCAACATCACTTGGAACGAAATGCTAGGTATAAAATTGACAGATGGGTTATATGACGAATCGAATAAACCATACTTTATGTCAAGGACAGCGGATTCTAAACTGAAAACTAATTTAGGATATGTAATGCATCAAGCAGATTGTATGGCAGCTAGAATAGAATTTGAAATGTGGTATAAAGATAGACCAACTCAAACAGCACCTATCAAAAAACAATTTGCAAAAAAATCATTATCGAATACAACTGATAATGTAAATGCTAAAGAAATGTTTAAAGATCTATTTGGAGATAAATAATATGACAACAATTATAATCTTATCAGTAATATTAGCAATATCAATTTTTGTTAATATCAATCAGTTACGTAAACAAGAAGCAGTAGCTGAATATGTTGAAGAACTAGAAAATTCTAATACCGAGTATTATACATTTTTTCA